CTTTCCCTGAGTAGGCCGGTTATATTCTTCGTTCCGCTACTTCCGGAAAGAAAATCCTCCACCCACTGGCGGAAACTGCCACCCGTACGCATCAGGTTGTAGCGTCTAAGACAGAAATTCTCCACACTTTTCAAATCGAACTCCTTATAGGACAGCAGGGCACAGAGAAGCGGCCCATTGGTGTCATCCTCCCTGAATTCCGCCGTCAGCACGCAGACCGGTATGCCTGTCCCGCTATCGGGTCTGTAATAAAGCCGGATGTTTTCCCTTATATACAGCCCCGTGGCGTATGTCATGCCATCCGGGGATTCCGTCATGACGGGAAACGCCTGCCATCCGGAGTCCCCTTCCCGTTTCAACAAGGTTATTGCCGGTTTACCGGACTCCCCGTCTGATGTGGAGTGTGACCTCATCGTTCCGTTGGTCTTTTTCCATCCGAGAAACCGCAGACAGTTCTCTATATCCCTCAAATGCCTTTCTCTTGCTGAATTCCCATTAAGATACGGACGAAGCGTATCCACGATTTCGGACCAGTCCTCGTTTGTCTTCATATACTATTTGTTAATAAATTTCATTAAATACAGTCGTTTTGTAATTGAAATATAGCGATTTTATTACGACCGGTTAAATAAATTCCCTAAAAAATCATGGAAAGAGCCACTCATGGAATCTCCCCGAGGTCTTTCCGGATTTCGGTACAGTCTGTATGTCCTTGGGCAGACGTGAAATCTTGCCGGGCTTTTGTCCGTCCTTTCGTGCGGAGTCTGCCGGCAGGTTCTTATTGTACGGATTTTTCTTGATAATACATGGGGATTTCCTCTATTATATCCCCTTTCGTCGGATAAGTTCGCGGTATCCTGCCATGAACCTCTGCTCGGGAGAAGGCCTGTTCCCACTGCCCCCCTTGTTATCCGCACCAGCACCCGCCACGACATGCGGGCAGGTTTTCGTCTTGCCTTTTAAGGCATGGAGGCTCCCTCTCCTGTTGCGGTAGTGTGCGATACCCATTTCAGTCTTGAGAAAGCGTATCAAGACAGTATGAAATTTATGAGGCGTTTTTAAACTTTAGCCCTTGTACTGCAGCTATACCTTTTATATGGAACTGTCTGTACAGGAATATCAATATCTGGTTTCGGAGATAACCCGTGAGACGGGAGCCAAACGGGACGGGAGCGGCAAGAACCTTATCGTTCCGCGCTGTCCGTTCTGCGGCAAGCAGGGTGGTAAGTTCGGTATCTATATCGGTAAGGAAAACGTCCGACACAGACCGTTCATGGCACACTGTTTCTCCTGCGGGGCGTCCACCCGTACACTTGCACAGTTATTGGCGGCTATCGGACGCATGGACCTGATGGTTTCCGAAACAACAGACATCTCGGCACCGCTGAACCTGCACCTGCTGGAGGAGGACGAGGCGGAAGAGATAGACGACGAACTGGTGCCGGTCGAATTGCCGGACTTTTACAAGCGCACTTTCCGGCATCCGTATTTGCAGCAGCGCGGTTTCTGTTTCGACGATTACGAGTATTTCCCGGTCGGGATAACCGGCAGGCTCAATCCGCGGTATGCCGACTATGTAACTTTCCCGGTCATCGACTGCGGTATGGTTGTCGGATATGTTTCACGCCATATCTGGCCAAAAGAGGCGATAGACACCTACAACCGCAAAACGAAATACAAAGGTGAATACAAGATACTTCGTTATCGGAATTCCACAGAAAACGATTTTTTTAAACTTCTTTACAACTATGATGCCGTCCGTGAGGACGGTACCGATACGGTCATCGTTGCAGAGGGCGTTTTTGACGTCATCGCGCTGACGCGAAAACTTGAACTTTACGACAACCCGCATATTGCCGCCGTAGCGACTTTCGGAAAGAAAATTTCCGATGTGCAGATTTACAAGCTGCAATCGAAGGGCGTGAGGACTGTGGTTATTGGATATGACGGTGATGCCGTCGAGGCGGTCAAACGGGCTGCGGAACGGCTGAGGCCCTACTTCGAAGTGTTCATCGCAGACATAGCGGATGCCGATAAAGACTGGGAAGAACTGGCGGAAACGGAGGTCTACGGCATCTTTGCCTACCGTTTGCTGTCTGTCCTTGAATACAAACTCAAAAAAGTACAGGAAAGATGATACAGGAACTGCTCGCATGGCTTGATACACAACGGATTTCTTATATACCGGTTGACACGGAGGTGGTGGACATACCCGGGTTCGGACGGCTGTTCACGGCTGACCTGTCAGGTGTGGAATCCATTTTCCGCAGTGACGGCGATAAACTTGTCTTCAATCTGATGGAGAATCCGGCAGTATTGATGGAGGAGGGAATCTACCATGTGGCTTTTCCGTTCGGATATAACTGGTACTATTACGACCTTCGGGAAGAATTCCGTTTCAATCTGTTGAAATACATCGGCCGTCCCGGGCCTCCGGCACATGACATTCCGTTTGTGAATCTTGGTGTCCATACTTCTTACGAACTGCTGAACGCCTGTGGTTCCCTGGAGGATTTATGCCGCAAGGCAAAATGGTCAGGACATACGGCAGTCGGCATTTGTGACCGTAATACAATGGCCGCCACACTCAATTTCCAAAAAGAATGTGCCAAAAACGGGCTGAAACACATCTTCGGCTACTCGCTGACAATGATTCATGAAGAAGAAGCCGTAAACCTGAAAATGTATGCCCTGAACAATGAGGGGCTCCACAACCTGCTGCGCATCCAGTCCGCCGTGATGGTGGTTTCGGAAAACAATACAATCCGTTATGAACAGCTGCTGATGTATGCCGCAGGGTGTGTACCGGTCTTTGCCACCCGATCTGTCTATTGGATGGCCGGACACCCTAAGCAGGTGGAACGGATCCGGAAAGGGTCCGAAGCGGTTTATTACCAGATAGACGCCAACGAATATAAGGCGGACCGTATTGACCGGGAGCAGCTGGAAGCCCTTAAATATTATTTCTGTAATTGCTATGATACCGGGAGGGATCTGTTTACAGTAGAACCGATCCTCCTTCCGGATTGCTATTACATGGATAAAGATGATGCCGCTTCCAAAATTATAGTGAACAAAATTGCTGCAGGAGCCGCACATGAACAAAGCGGGGAACAATATTTCAAAACGGCGGATGAACTATATGACACGCTCCGTCCGCTTTTCTCCGAGAAATGGGACTTCGATGCCCTGTTCGGGCGTATGTGCCGCCCTACGGTGGAGATTGCAGAACGGGCGGAAGCCGTGTTCGAGACCGGACGGATGTTCATGCCCGAATACCGTATGCGTCCCGAAGAAGTGGAACGGTACGGCAATCGCCGCACGATGTTTCTCCGGCTGCTTGATGAAGGGTTGAAACGAAAAGTTCCGGATATGGAACGCTACCGGAAACGGCTGGACGAGGAAGTCTATATCATCGAGTCAACCGACAACGTGGATTATTTTCTTGTACAGTGGGACATGGTGCGTGAGGCGCACCGCCGGGGTATTGCAACCGGTATCGGGCGTGGCTCCGCCGGCGGATCGTTGGTCTCCTACCTGTTGGGTATTACCTCCATCGACCCGCTGAAATACGACCTGATTTTCTCACGTTTTCTTGTTCCGGAACGCTGCGGACTGGTTTGGAAAGACGAGATAACGGTACTGGCTCCGGACATTACGCTTAACAAAGGCGAACAATATGTGGAGATACAATCTGAAAATAAAATTTATCGTCTCTGTGCGGATGCCCGTTTGAGGATTCTCCGCGGCGGGGAAGAAAAAACAATATATGCCGATGGATTGATTTGCGGTGACGAAATTCTTTTTGACCGCCGAGATTGTTTGTGGAACTTAAAGGAACTCGAAACCCATGAATCCGACTTACGAACACCGCCGTCCCTATGACGGCTGCGACCTTTACCGGGGTGACGCCCTCGAGGTGCTGCCCCTACTGGCAGGGCAGGGCATCGTTGCCGACATGGTATTGTCAGACCCGCCATATGGTACGACACACTGCCGCTGGGATGCCGTGATAGATATTCGGGGGATGTGGAATGCCATACAAAGCGTTTCTGCCCCCGGAACTCCCATACTGCTGTTCTGCCAGCATCCTTTTACCAGCATATTGGGCTGTTCCAATCTTGAAAAGCTGCGTTATGAATGGATCTGGGAGAAGACACAGGCGACAGGTTTTCTCAATGCCGGGCGTATGCCGATGAAAGCGCACGAGGACATTCTCGTGTTCTATGACAGGCTGCCCAAATACAACCCCGTCAAAACGGACGGGCACCGGTGCAAGATCGTAATGGCCGACCACCGGCGCAAGTGTGACAGCGGGGAGATATATCGGAAGCATGACAATTACCGGGACTACATCTCCACGGAACGCTATCCGCGCAGTATATTGAGATTCAAGACGGACAAGCAGAAGTCCTGCCTGCACGCGACACAGAAACCGGTTGCCTTGCTGGAATATCTGATACGCACCTATACCGACGAGGAGGACCTCGTCCTTGATTTTGCGATGGGCAGCGGCAGTACTGCTGTCGCCTGCAGGAACATGGGACGGTGCTTCATAGGCGTGGAGATAGACCGGGATATTTTTCAAACAGCATATAACAGAATAGCCAATGACTGACACCCGGGAAATCTGGGTGGATATCAAAAATTATGAAGGGAAGTATAGAATCAGCAACAAGGGGCGCATCAAGAGCCTGGAACGGCAGGTATCGCATGGCGGTATCACCCGGACACAGCCTGAACGGATCATGAGCCATTGGTGCGGGACCACCTCATATTACGACTGTGTGCGGCTTTATAAGGAGGGCGTCGGGACAAAATTCTCCGTACACCGTCTCGTGGCACAACACTTCCTTCCGGAATGGAATCCAAAGTTGGAAGTGAACCATATTGACGGTGACCGATACAACAACACCGCGAACAATCTGGAAATGTGTACACACCAACGGAATATGGAACACACCATTGCGGGCGGGTTCAAACAGGATTATGGAGAGAAAAGTGTGAACGCCAAACTGACGAACGCACAGGCGGAAGAGATACGGGTGAAGTATTTCTCCGGCAAAGCCTCACAGAATACCCTGGCAAAACAGTACGGCGTCAGCCGCCAGACGGTAAGCGCCATTGTTCGATATAAGAAGTATATAAGAAGTATATAAGATGAAAGTGACTCACATTAAAATCAGGAAAGCGGATACCCCTTTGACTGTCATGGATTCGTTCGTTGACAGAGGGCTGACGGAAGGCGGACACGCGTCCTTGCCCGATATCGATGTCGATTATGCTTCCGACCGGCGGCAGGAGATCAAGGACTATCTGGAAGAACGTTACAATGTGGATGGCCGCCAGCGTGTGTTCTCGGCTGGAACCTTTACGACCATGAAGCTCAAGGCAGCATTGAAGGATGTGGCGCGTGTGCACCGCGTGCCGCATGCCATCGTGAACTATATCACAGCCATGATAGATGACGGTACGGACTGGACGGGGCTGTTCATACAGGCGACGACAAACAGGAAACTACGTGAGTTTATCCAGACCTATCCGGAAGTCATTGAAGATGTGCGCGGGTTGCTCGGACAGCCCAAGGCCGCATCCATACATGCTTCCGCAATTATAGTGACACCTGATGCCCGGGACGGCAGACCGGCCGAGTGTTTCGATTACCTGCCTGTCCGAAAGATGGACGGTGCATTGGTGTCGGAATTCGACGGCTACTCGGTCGATGAGATCGGGCTGCTGAAGGAGGATGTGCTGGCGACAAAGGAGCTCGCCAAGCTCAGCGCCGTCATCGCATTGGCCAACAGTCATTTCGGACAGGAACTGTCCATAGGACGTATCACACAGGAGATGCTGGAAGATGGCAAGACGTACCGGCTGCTCGCTGAAGGCAACACACAGAATGTTTTCCAGTTCTCTTCACCCGGCATCACCCGCTTCATTCAGGATGTGCGGCCAAAGTGCATAGAGGACCTGATTGCCATCAACGCCCTGTACCGTCCCGCCACGCTCGACATCGGGGCCACGGAGGATTATATCCGTTTCCGGCGGGGAGAAGTGGCGCCGGTCTATGACTACGGCTGTTACGAGGCGACGAAGAACACGTTCGGAATAATGTGCTATCAGGAGCAGTTCATGTCCATAGCCCACACGCTCGGCGGCTTCGACCTCGGCAAAACCGACCTGTTGAGAAAAGCCATCGGCAAGAAGAAGGCGGATCTGATGGCTACGCTCAAGGTCGATTTCATTACGGGGGCTGTCCGCAATGGCTGCCCGGACTATGAAGCGGAAGAAATCTGGCACAAGATAGAGGTGGCCGGAAAATATTCGTTCAACCGTTCCCATGCCGCAGCCTATGCCCTGACTGCCTACTGCGGGGCTTGGCTCAAGGCCAATTACCCGTCGGCATTCTATACCGTAGCATTGCAATGGGCGGATGACAAGGAAATTCCCCCGCTGATGGCGGAGATGGAACGTTGCTCGTCAGCCAAGATCGTGCCGCCGGACATCAACCGCTCGGGAACGGAGTTCTTCACCGACTACGCCACCGATGAAATATTCTGGTCGCTTACCCGTATCAAACAGATGGGTGTCAAGACGGTGGAACACATCGTTACGGAACGTGACCGGAGCGGGGCGTATACCGGCATTGAGAACTTCATACACCGCATTTTCCGTTACAAGCTCAAAAAGTACAGCTATTGGGATGACCCGGACAACCCGGAGGAGGCGGTGAAAGTGCCCGTAAATGCCCGTCATGTCAAGCACATGGTCCTTGCCGGATGTTTTGACCGCGTGGAAAATGTCGGGGCGGTTACCGAACGATGCGCCCTGCTCGAACGTGCCGCCAGGGAACTGGGATTTTCTCTTTCCGAAAAAGACTTCCCCCCGGATATGCGTGAGAGGCATTTCTTCTGGTCGCAACAGCAGATTGCCGTATCGGGCATCGGCAGTATTGATTACCGGCGCATCTTCGACAACTCGGAAGCCCGTAAACAGGTCAGGGGAAAAGCCTCTTACCTGACACTGGACGAGATGGCGCTGGATGAAAACGACGGCCGGAAGGTAACGGTCTGCGCCACGGTCGTGGAGGTCACGGAGCATACTTATAAGGACAGGGAAACGGGAAGCCGGAAACGTTTCGCCAAGCTCACACTCTCACAGAACAACCGCATTACCGAATGTGTCTGCTGGAACGACTACTACATGGAACACCGCGCCGAAATACAGACTCTCAAGGGCCGGGTGGTCATTCTCACGGCTGTCGTCCGTTACAGTGATTATAACGGATGCAATACACTCCAAACCTATAAGAACTCAATGTTATTCATTCAATCCTAAGACATGACACCAAAAACAGAACAGAAAGTATACGTGGGAATCGGGATGGATTTTGAAACCGGCGGTCTGGACTGCCGTGAATGCGCCTGTACCCAGATCGCCCTGCAAGCCGTCCGTTTCGACACCTGGCAGGTGTTCGACCATTGCCAGGCATATATCGCCCCCTATGGCAAGGCGGATGCCGGACTGCCCCGTCGCAAAGTGTTACGAACCCGCCACGAACAGGTGAAGGAAGTCGGGGTTGTCCCCATGAAATATGAGCAGACGGCATTGGACTATTCCGCCATCACAATGGAAATGTTACGTACACAAGGGGTGGATATGAAGACGGTGGCCGGAGAAATCATCGCCTTCGCCAAACGTAGCGCCTTGTCGAAAGGCAACCAGTGTAAACCTATACTGATCGGACAGAATGTCACTTTTGATATCGGTTTCTTACAACAATTGATGAACTATGCCGGGCTGGTTGCCGAGTTTGAAAAAACTTTTGCCGGAACGAAGGACTATTACGGTAATTTCCAGCCCCACTATATCGATACGCTTACAGTAGGGAGGCTGGCATTTGCAGCCGATCCGGAAGTGACTTCTTACAAATTGGAGCTGATCGCCTCCCGATTGGGAGTGGAATTGAATGATGCACATGATGCGGCTGCCGATGTAACGGCCACACTTGACATACTTGGTATCTATACCTCCCGGTTACGTCATGTGGAAAGGGGAGCAATCACAATACAGACAAAAGAGAAAACCCGTAAACACTTTAAAATATGATGACGGATATCAATAAAAAAGATGCGAAAGACATTCAGCAGGGCCCGATTCCGGAAACCATCACGTTTCATACTGCAGACCGTATGACATATGGGGCATTAGGTTATGACGGCAATGAGCTTATGGCGTTTATATCGGGCTATGACCTTGAAATTAAGTTCAATTTGCGGATTATAAATTCACTGGCGGATGCCGAGGCGTGTGCCGACGCGCTGGCACAAGTGTTTTATGAAGCACTGATGGAACAATTAATTAATGAGAAAGCGGATTTTGTAAAACCTCATCACTGGAAACCCGCTACTCTTTCAGAAAAAGAAGGAAATGAAATCAGACAAGATAATGGACATGCCGGATAAACCGGAAGGAAAGCCACTTACAGAACAGGAACTGCAATTTTGCAACCTCTATGTGAATGGCGGCCTGGAATATGCGGGACGACCGAAGAAATGTTTCGTGGAAGTGTTTGGGGAGAATGCGGTAAAGAATCCTAATGCTTCCGCCAACTACCTGATGAACAAGCCCCATGTATTGGCACACATCAGGACATTGCTGTCTTCGGAACGCTTTGAAATGGAAACAATGGCCGTGAAACTGCAAGTGACCGAAACCCTCAAAGCCGTCATGGACGAGGCGGCCACTTCGGACTATACGGACCGTTTCGGAGTCCCCCTCTCTCCTGCGGCACTTAGGGCCGTGTCGGTCAATGCCGCCAAGGCGCTGATGGAAATTTTCCCCATCAGGCACAAGGAAGAGAGCCGCTTGCGCATAGAGGGTAATGACGGCAATGTGATTTTTAATGTAATTGTACCCCAAAAAACGACAGAAGATGACCAGAGGGAAGCATAAGATTGACAAACAGGAGATAGCCTGGTGGACTTATCTGGCAATCATGGTCGCATTGATTGTCTATGGATTTTGGGATAGCACGGCGGCAGAACTCCTGCTCAGGGCTATCAAGGACGCATACACTCTTTTAATGGAATAATTATATGGAACAATTCAAGGAATTTGTAATAAAGTACTTCAAGGTTATTGTAGTGGTACTATCGTTTTCACTGACGCTGTACATACAACATATCAACAACACGGCGCAGATTGCTAGGTTGGAAACGAAATGTGCCGGTATGGAGACCGAAATCAAAAACCAGTATGACCGTATTAACGCCATGAAACTGGACAAGTCTGTTTTTGAGGCCACCATGATGCAGCTCAATACTTTACAAAATGATCTGCATGAAATTCGCGCGGATATCCGTGAACTGCTCAAATGCCAGGGACCGCACAAATAGAAACATTTAGGAAAGACCTGTTATGATAAAGAATGCATATGTCACCATCATCTTCTCGCCCGAACTCTCGCAAATGAGATTGGACGAGCTGATTGGTCGCCGTGGTATGGTCGTAGAGGACCTCTCACAAAACAGAGAGACGAATTATGGCGGTCTTGTACTGTTGGAAGAAACTTATATGGATGAATTCCTGTGGTTCATCCCCGAAGAATCCATATCTTATGAATAAATTAAATGGAATATTATCAACAGCCCTTCTTCTCCTCGGAGGGATTGTCTGGCTGCAACACAGACATGCGGTATATCTCACTGAGGAACGCGACCGTTTCCAAATGAACAATACTGCGCTGCTTTCCTGTATGAAAAGGATGCAGATCGATTCTGCAACGATGGCCCTTGAAACAAAAGTATTGCGACTTACTGTGGATGAATACAAAGAGTACCGGGCCGAAGACGCTGAAACCATCAGGAGGTTTGGAGTCAAAATCAAGAAACTCGAAGCAGCCGCACGGCATAAAATAGAGGTAAGGGTACCGGTTGATGCCAGTATCCGGGATACACTCATTATCCGTGATTCCATTTTCCGGGTCAGACAAAAAGTGGAAATGGTAACGCCACATATACAACTGACTGGTTTGATTGAGGACAGACATCTCAGAGGGGATATAAAAGTGCCAGTGACTATCCATCAGGCTGTGTGGGTGGAATACAAAGGCTGGTGGCTTTGGAAACGGATTAAAGCAATACGACAAACCATATCAAGCGACAACCCGCACGTGGAGATTAAATATTCAGAATATATAAAATTTTCTTCTTCATAAATGTGTATAAAATTTGGCATTTGTACATTATCTATAAAAATCTCGTTATATACTAATCTACTGATGATAAAAATATAACAAATCTGAATACAATCGGCTTAAGGATACTGTCAGAACTGACTTCCGTATAAGGAACTTCTCTGTATTCGTCTTCGATTTTCTAATATAAAATTGATATTATTAAAACGAATAAAGATATGGGGTAAAAAAACAAATAATAGGACTGAAAAGGCAATAGATATGGATTATCAGACAATTACATTTGCAAAATAATTGCGATAAAGTAACTTTGATTATACTCAGGAAAAGAATATGAGACTATTATGTATGAACGGGCATTCATCCGATTTAAATGAACAAATGGATTCTGACTTTGGATTTGGTTGTTACCGGCTTGACAAGGATGACATATACCGAGTTGATAACAATAAATCATCATGCACTCTTTTCATGATTGAGGGTGAGGTAAATTGCGATTTGGGCGAAAGCCAAGGACTACGGATTGTACAGGGCCGGATGATGTTCATTCCCCAAAACATGAGAATCCGGATAAGGGCTACGACCTGTTCAGAATGCATTCTCTTGTTCTGGAACAAGAATATGAGTATTTGTGACAAATTATTTTTAAGATCATTGTCCATCCTGGATGCAACAACAGATACGGATGATATGATTATTCCGATTAAAAGACCTCTTCTGGAAGTGTTGGGATCTGTCAGAACATATCAGGAAACAGGATTATTGTGCAGGCATATGCACTTGCTGAAACAGCAGGAACTGTTTGTTGTATTAAGAGGCTTTTATACCAAGAAAGAATTGACGGCTTTTTTTGCTGCATCAGCTGAGGCCAGACAACGGTTTGAGAGGTTTGTTCTGGAGAACTATAGGAAAGTGAACTCTGTCAAGGAGTTTGCTGGTTTATATTATGTTTCAGAACGAACTTTCAGCCGGAAGTTTCATTCTTGTTTCGAAGAAAGTCCCTATAAATGGATACAAAAAAAGAAGGCGGAACAAATAAGGGAAATAATCAGAGATTCAGAATTCTCCTTAAAAATAATAGCCAAACAATTCGGGTTCAGTTCGCTCGCCTATTTCACGACATATTGCAAAAGAGTATTGGGAGTGTCTCCCAGCCAGTTGAGGAGGAAAAATAACCGAACTGACAAATGATTGTCTATTCGATTATACATTAAATAACATTGCTGTCCACTAAAAAACAGACATGGTTGAAAAATTGAACGAATTCGGTTCACTTGAATCATTTAGTTCTTTGGCTTTTCAAAAATTTGACTTGTTAAACAAGTCACTAAGACGAGTTCTGTCAGTCAGCGAGATACTGAGGATTTGTAGGATTTAGTAGAAACAGTCTTTCAGGCATATATCCCCCATTGAACACCTTGAACGAGATGTGTCCGATGAAGGATATGCTGTCTATATATTATTAACTTTTGCACCAAACCCAATGGACTTTGTTTCCTTACCTCTCATGATGGGACGTATATAATGACGGTCAATGTTGTCAATACGGTCACTGACCTTCCTGCTTTCAAATATTTCCTTTTTCCTGTATAAAAACCTTTCTGATCATGGAAAGCCGCTTCTGATAATCCTATGTATATCAGGGTGAGGTACCGCACTTCCTGTGAATCCCATCCCTCTGCATGATGAGCTTTTCAAGGGTCCTGAGTATACGATGCTTGAGCATCCTTGTCCATCAAGCCTTCCTTTTTTCTTTTCTTGCAGTAGGACAGACAGGAATCTGACATATATCTATATTTGTTATGCGAACGCCTTATGCCAAGATCCCTGCAATGCTGATAAGTATACCTATGGAAGCTACCTGATACTTTCTTAAAGGAGCTTCGTGTCTGTAGGAAAACTCATGTGGCTCTCATAACATGTAGCATCAGTCATACACACATGAAGGTTCCCGAAACAAGGTTTTCAGGGTGAGGCGAGCACTTTCTGAAGGGAATCAATGTCAAGGATAGATGCTATTTTATTACGGATAAGACTGACTATCTTGTAGTTAGTCAAAGGACTGGATGGATCTATCATAACTCCGCAGAATACCTAATAGTGTATGTTCCGTTAAGATGTTCTACCGGCTGTCTGTCGGAGAATCCGATGTAGGACTTCAAGACTATAAGACTGATCTCTGCACAAGGCCTGAAAATGCTCTTGTGTCCAAGACGCTGCTCCGATAGACCTGTTTCTTTTGCTATACTGTCAGACGGAAATACGGAATGAAGCCTGCCAAGCTTACTTTTTCTAAAACTTTTATAGTTTTTTCCAAAATATCGAATTCTGTAAAGCCCAAAATTGGGTGGATTTCGGAAATATTTCGTATCTTGGTCATATCTTAGTTCGGATATTTCCCCCGTTTTGGCAGTCAAACCTTTTCTGCGAAGGAATATCTAAAGATACAAAAAAGCCAACTAATTCGCAATAATTAAAATATAAATTAGTTGGCTAATTTTATAATATTTACTGAATGTCTCTAATTATGGCAACAATATAAAAAATATCGGTAATGACAGTAGCAGTTGTTTCTAATGGTTGCAGCTGTTGTTTTCTATCGCTTGTTTCCTTATAAAGTATAGAGTTGTATATTATAGCGTATGCTTATAAGTATTCAATTAAATTGAATACTTATAATGGATGTGGTTGTGAAATTCTCAGGCAACTGACTATTGCGGCAACAGCAGCAAAACCAGTTGCTAAATACAGACATGTTTGCGAACTGTTGATTGGAACTAAATAGAATATCATGGCAACCTGTGTCGCTCCCAGTGTTTGTCCCAGTAGACGGGCAGTACCCAACATACCGCTCGCTCCTCCACTACGGTTGGATGGGGCGGATGAGATGATAGTACTGTTATTGGGGGTCTGAAATAAGCCGAAACCGGATCCACAAATAAACAGCCGCCATATAATATCCATATTAGTTGGGTTGGAAGGGAGTATTGCGAGCAGGAAAAGTCCTGTAGCAAATATTGTCATGCCGATACCTCCCAGTATTCCGGCGTGGATACGTTCTACCAGTCGTCCGGCAAGCGGAGCAATAATCATTGTCGCTATCGGCCAGGGAGTAAGGAGTAATCCGGTTATCACATCGCTACGTTCCAGAGTCTCCTGGAGGAAAAAGGGAAGGGAGAGCATGGCTAGCATTTGCCCGGTGAAGGAACAGATGGATGTGCCGATAGACATGGAGAAAATAGGGATACGCATCAGGTCGACTGGTAATAAAGGAAATTGTTGGCGTAACTGGCGACGTACAAAGAAATAACCAATTGTCAACAACGCAAATACCCCGACTATGATCAATGTTGTGTTTTCTTTGTGGGTAATACCCTCCAATGAGAATATAAGCAGACCAAAAGTGACTGCATTCATCAGACAACTGAACTTGTCGAAACGGCGTCCGGTTACTTTTACCGGATTGTCAGGAAGGTATATCAGTCCGATTATGAGTGCAGCAATTCCCACAGGGATATTGATGGCAAAAAGCCAATGCCATGAACCCAATGAGAGAATAATCGAAGCGATTGTCGGTCCGGCAGCGGTCGACACGGCAATGACAAGGGCGTTGATGCCCATTCCGCGACCAAGAAAACGTTTGGGATAGATGATCCGGAGTAGCGCCGTATTCACACTAGTGATTGCGGCAGCGCCGAATCCTTGTAAAATACGGGCGGCTGTCAGCGTCCAGAACGAGTCGGCACAAGCACAGATCCCTGAGGTGATGCTGAATAGCAAAACGCCAGATAAGTAAATTTTCCGGTAACCGTAAATATCTCCCAATGAAGAGAAAGAGAGGAGTGAAATGGTAATAGCCAT